AAATATATCTGTAGGTGTATATAAGAATATAAGGAAAATAATATGTCTAAAGATATTGAAAAAAATATAAAAGATATAATTCAATATACTAAAGAAATCTATAGATGTGTAGAATCTCAAAAAAAAAGATATATTTGATCTTAAAAAAAATATCAAAAATATTGAAAAAAGATTAACAGAAATATCAGAAAAAATTAATGAATTTGAAATAATTTTAGATTTTAATGATATAGATAATGAAGATGACGATAATGAATACGATGAACAGGATGACTGGAATCCATACGACGAATATATTCCAGAAAACTATGAAACTTATAATAATGATGACAAAACAAACGACGAGGACGCTTTTTAACTAATGCTTGACAACCGCGATTGTCGATGATATACTTGGAGCATCACACAGGAAACTTGGAGACTTAAACGATGAAACTTGCAGATCGAACCGTTGAGATTCACAGTAGGGGCTTGGAAAGTAGCAATCAATTTACTATTGCTCAAACAAGCAAAATGTTTAAAATCCTTTCGGATTCTCTATATTCCGATAAGGTTATGGCGGTTATTCGTGAACTAAGCACAAATGCTTATGATGCTCACGTTGCTGCTGGCAACAAGAATCCTTTTAAAGTTATTCTGCCAACACAAGCGGTTCCATCTTTTACCGTGCGTGATTATGGCACGGGTCTTAGTCAGCAAGATATGGAGGAACTGTATACCACTTATGGTGCAAGCAACAAGAACGATAGTAATGATTTTGTTGGTTGTCTTGGATTAGGTAGTAAGAGTCCGTTTGCTTATACCAAGAGTTTTAGCACAGTATCTTACTATAACGGAACTAAGTATTCTTATATTGCGGCTATGGACGAGAACGGAGTTCCTAGTCTTAATTTGTTCGATATTAGTCCAACTAAAGAGCCTAACGGTCTTGAAATTAGTTTTGCTGTTAAACAGTGTGACTTTGGCGAGTTTACTACCAAAGCAAAAAGAATTTTCCATTACTTCAAGATGAAGCCCATTATTGAGGGTGGTTTTGGGGAGAATCTGTCCGATCATTCGTACTCTTATACTAATTTTGTTATTGATGGTAAGGGATGGAGGATTGGTAGACTATCTAATAATAATGATCAATATCCTTCAGCGTACAACAATGCCGATAGTGGTATTGTTGCTATCATGGGTAATATTGCTTATCCTGTTGATAGTTCAAAGATTATTGGAGAAGCAGAAAAAGACACTTCCAATGACGCTATCCAGAAATGGAATCGTACCTTCAAAAAGGTTGATGTGGATAACTGGAAGAATCTAGTCAAGGAGGTTCTAGGGTCCGGCCTATATCTTGAAATCAATTTTAATATTGGTGAATTGGAAATGGATGTGAGTCGTGAAGGCTTACAGTATACAAAAAATGTTATTAAAGTTTTGCGTGAAAGAACTCAAGATATTTATCTTCAACTCAAAGAAGATATGACTCAAAAGATTACTCAGTGTACTAATCTGGTAGATGCTTATCAGACTTATTATAATCTGAGCGATCTTGCTGGTGGATGGACCGCTGGTGCATCATGGACCGACCAGTCTGGCAAGACCCACGAATTAACTAGTGGTAAAGATCTTGAATATAAGTTCAAGAAAAATAAGCAGTTGTATGTTTTTAATTTTAGAACATCTGGTTATCGCTCTCGTCGTATGGTTTATCTAACAGATAAAATCCATAATGAAACACTCAAGGGGGTTCCTCAATACTATTGGAGCGGAACCAAAAAGAGTGGTAAAATGATCTTTTTCCGCTGTGATGTTAAGGGTGAAGAAACTGCCAAAAAGATTGTGACAAAGTATTGTAATCAAAACGATTGCTTTGCTTATCTTATGGTGGATAGTAGTCATCCAGAAGATTCTACAGAAGGTTTTGATGATATCATTAGTGATATCGGTGGAGAAACTAATATAGTTAATGTTTCCGATTATCGTAGTCTACTCAGTAAGGGGCCACGCAAGAGTAGTATTTCTTTTGGTCAGATTAGTGCTGGTGAGGTTTTTATTATTGGTGGTTGTCCAGATGCTAACGATAAACTAGTTCTATCTGGTAATGGAATAAATGATTCTGATCTTCTAAGAGAAGTAGACGAAGATACCTACGAAACTATTGAAGATCAAGACGAGACAATTTATATTCCTATTATTAGGTATGCTTCGGTAGAAGGATTTCCATCTATCGCTTATATTAATAAAATTATCAAAGATAAAAATCATACTCTTCACAATCTATTGAAGGACAAGAATATTCTTGCTATCAAGCAGAGTGCTGTTAGTAAGATCAAGGATTTGAATCTTATTGATTTCAATGCTTGGATCAAGCCTCAATTAAAGAGTATGATGAGTAAACTTTGCGGAGAAGTTGGATCATATAAGAATATTGTGGACTACTGTACTGAACAGTATAATGCAGACGAGAAGAATGAGACTTATGGTTACTATAGAATTCGTGCAGATAGGCATATAGCGGTTACTATTCTAAGCATTTTTGGTATTGATTATCATAAGTATATTGGCGGATCGGAACTTTGTAATCTGGTCGATCAATGGATGATTCATTACTTTTTTGCTCATGTTATTCATAATAGTTTTGATATGAAGTTTTGTAAAAAGTCAGAATACTTTGCTGTTATGGCAAAAATATTAGCACAGCACAATATGAATGGTATTGATCCTGAGAAGATTCGTAAACAAACTCAAGAGTTTAATATCTTAAAGAGTGAGATCAATACTATATATAGTGAAGATTATACATCTAAGATAATATCAATTTCTCAAGAATCCAAAGATTTTTGTGAGTCAATAACGAAAAGTAGTGATCTTAGAAAAAAGTTTAAAGAGGAGGTTGACAAGGTGCCGATGCTCAAGTATATTGTGACTAGTACGTTGGAATCGAACGGTTCTGATGCTGGATTGAACGGAATAGGTTCCTCTAATCCGCTTAGAGTAAGTCATAATCGCTACTATACTCCGCCAGCATGGTTTTTAACTATTGATGAAAACGGTATTGAACAGTTAAGAAATAGTCTAGGTGTTTTGATCAAATAATTTCACAGGAAAAGAGGAGAACTAAAATGAGCGTTCCGTTTATGTGGGTTGATGGTAATTTGACGTTGATCTTGAATAATAAGGCTTATCAAGTTATTCCAGATCATATTAATTACAAGCTGATTCTTGAGGCTCTACCAACAGCAACTAATGATGAGTTGCTAGATCTGGTAGATATTGAAAAGGCAGTATCATCATTTAGTGATGGTCTGGTTGAGGTCAAGAACGGCAAGGTGCTTTTTGATGGTGAAGAAGTTCATGGTAGTATTAGTAAGCGTATTCTGGAGTTTATGAGCAAGGGATTACCGTTTCAGCCTCTTGTAAACTTCTTAAATAATCTTATGGAAAATCCTAGTATGCAAAGTCAAAAGGAACTATATGATTTCTTGGAGCATGAGCATCTGCCAATTACTGAGGATGGTCATTTCCTAGCATACAAGGCTGTTCGTAGTGATTATATGGATAAGTATGCTGGCACATTTGACAATCATGTTGGCAAAGTTTGCCAAATGAATAGGGCTAAGGTTGACGATAATCGTAGTGTTGGTTGCTCTCAGGGACTTCATGCTGGCGCTTTAAACTATGTTGCTAATTATGGTAGTGCTGATAATGGTGATCATATTATGATTGTTAAGATCAATCCAAAGGATGTGGTCAGCGTTCCTAGCGATTGTAATCATGAGAAACTTCGTACTTGTAGATATGAAGTTGTTGGTGAATATCAAGGTGAACTACTAAAGCCTCTTTACAAGGCTGAGTTTAGTGAAGATTCTTATGATGAGGATGAAGAACAGTTGTATGATGAGTATGATGATGATTACTGGAATCAGTACGAAGATGAAGATGAAGATGAAGATTATGATCCCGATCAGGATTATATTTGATAAAAATGGAGTGAGCAATTTGGGCTATGGCGGTTCGATCCCGCCAACACTCTTTTGTTGATTATGATAAAGGTAAAATACAATGGACCAAGAAGATGATAACTATAATGATGAGTATGATTATGGTGATGCTCAAGACAAATATAAGCACTATTTTAAGTTTGATCCCGCTGCTTGGGATGCTTGGGGTAAAATGCTATATAATGCTCTAAATGATATAGTCGAAGGATCATCAAATGTGTGGTATGTTAATTTTCCCAAAAAGTCGTTTCCTGTGAATGGTTATTTCTCCAATACTGAGAAGTCTAAAAACTTCCAGTATTTGGGGAGTAACTATCAGAAACAACCCATATGGAAAAAAGAGTACTTTGCTAACGCTGGATTAGCCAGAGAATACTTGAACCATATTCAAAGCCATGCTGTTCATTTTGTATTACAACCACATTACTACAAAGGATTATTTGATATCCTAAATTAAATACGGAGAAACATATGAGCAAACAAAATTATATTATAGATGATATAGAAGAATTTACAAAATCAGCAAGAAAACTTGTATTCAATGGTTTTGGAAAAAGCATAGAGGATGATCCTGACGAGTTTACAAAATTGATTACAGAGATTAGTCCAGAAGAATTGGAAGAAATGAATCAAATTTTAACTCAACAAGAATCACTTATTATAGTTAAAAACATAGCCAAAGAACAACGTAATAAATTTACAAATAAGTCTAGATACATAATAAATGAAAAACTATTTTCAGAAATTATAGAGGCTATGAATGGACGATTAGTTAGTAATATGTTGACGTCATTAGTAAGTAAAGGACTGATAGAATCTGCTTACGATGAACAGATCAATGATTTTGTCTTCTGGATAAAAGATGATGAAAGTCCTGAAACCGATTGAAATTGACGCTTCTTTTTTGTATAGGTGTCCATCTGAAACTTGTGGTATTACTCATTGGTTATATCTAAGAGAAGTAAAAACAAAAAACTTTAAAGTTGTTTGTTATTGTGGAACAGTATTTAAGCCAAAAACTATAACTGATATAGACATAAACTATACAGATAAACCACAAATAGCAGAGCCATCGAAAGATAATAACGCTTCAATAGAGGGTAATAAATCAAATATAAGTATTCCGATTGACCTTTTGGAGAAGTGTGTTACAATACTGGTTCAGTACGGATTTAAAGTGCAAGAAGCAAAAGATATGCTGTGTAAAACATACATATCTAATCAGATAGACGATCCTATAAAACTTATTGAGTTATCACTAAAATCATTGGAGATAAAAAATGTCTAAAGGTATAAGACCAACTAAATTTAGCGAAATTCTTGGGCAAGATGATGTGATTAACAGGCTAAAAGTCAGTGTGACGGGCTGTTTAAAAACATCAACCGTGATGCCACACACTTTAATAGATGGGCCACCGGGCCTTGGTAAAACAACAATAGCGAGTGCTATCGCCAATGAATTGAACGTGAATCTGTACACAACCAACGCAGCAAATCTCAGAAGTGTTAAGAATATTATTCCATATCTTATGGGAATTGCTCCACGATCAGTTCTATTTATTGATGAAATTCATAGATTACCCAAACTTGTTGAAGAATTTTTATATCCTGTAATGGAAGATTTTGTATTAACCATTACTCTAGATAAAAAACCAGAAACTATTGATCTTCCAGCTTTTACTTTGGTAGGAGCAACAACTAGTGGTGGTAGTTTAAGTCAACCGTTCTATGATAGATTCAGTATCAAAGAACATCTTAGTTTTTATAATGATACTGATTTAGCTAAACTAGCAAGATCGAACTGTGATAAGCTATCTATTTCTATTGATGAAACTGATCTTGTTGAGATTGCTAAAAGAAGCAAAGGAACTCCTAGAATTTTGAACTCTAGATTACAATGGTATAAAAATTATAAGACCTGTCATCCAAATTCTACAGAGTCTATAGATGAGATTTTCTCTATTCAGGGTATTGATCAAGATGGATTAGATGCTTATGATAGAATGTATTTGAATTTACTACTAAGTAATAAGGGTAATCCATTGGGCTTAAAAGCAATATCTTCTCTCACTGGTATTGCTGTAGAAACTATTGAAAATAGTATAGAGCCGTATTTAGTTAGAAAAAAGTTTATATCACGAACCCAAAAGGGTAGAGTGATAGGAAACTATACTAAATAATAATAGTATCTAAATTAGATAATCAATTTAAATCAAGATAGGTGGGCTTGTCCCACCTATTTTGCTATAATAGTGTATAATATAACCAGAAAAGGATATTTTATGTTTAACAGAAGAAGCTTTATAAATACTGGCGTTTTAGGATATCTAGGATTAAATCTTGGAGACTACCTAAAATTAAGAGCAGAAGAACCTTCTGTCAAAGAAGCGAAGGCACAGTCAGTGATTTATATTTATCTACCGGGTGGGTATGCTCATCAAGAAACATTTGACCCAAAACCGAATAGTCCGGTTGATTATAGGGGTCCCTTAAATAGTATATCGACAAGTATTCCAGGAATATTTTTTAGTCAATATCTGACAGAAACTGCAAAAATAGCAAATAAAATTAGCATTATCAGATCAATGACACATAGTGAAACAGCACATGAGCGTGGAACTAATAATATGTTTACTGGGTATCGTCCTAGTCCAGCCATTCAGTATCCAAGTTTAGGATCAGTAGTCAGTCAACAATTAGGAGTCAGGAATAATTTACCTCCCTATATAACAGTACCAAATGTACCTAATGAATTTGCTGGTGCTGGATATCTCAGTCATAGTTATTCATCATTTAGTCTTGGTGGAAATCCAGAAGATCCAAACTTTAAAGTTAGAGATTTAACACTACCAGATGGAATATCTATAAATAGATTTGACAAAAGAAAAGCAATGCTAGAAATAGTAAACAAAGAGTTCAATGTTAGGCAAAAATCTGACTCTTTAGATTCTATGAATTCTTTTTATCAAAATGCTTATGATATTATGAATTCGTCTCAGGCCATACAAGCATTTGATCTTAATAAAGAAGATGATAAGACTAAAGAAATCTATGGCAAAACTGCTGCCGGAATGAGACTCTTATTAAGTAGAAGATTAGTAGAAGCAGGAGTCAGATTTGTTAGCGTAAGTTATGGTGGATGGGATCATCATGATAATATAGCATCAAATATGAATACTCAGCTACCATCTTTTGATAAAGCTTTTTCTGCACTAATAAATGATCTAGACGAAAAAGGACTATTAGATTCAACACTGGTTTGTGTTGCTACAGAATTTGGTCGTACACCTAAGATAAATCCAACCGCTGGGCGCGATCATTGGCCGCGTGTTTTTTCTATAGTCATGGCAGGAGGCGGAATTAAAAAAGGACTGGTGCATGGCTCCAGCAACGACACAGCGAGCGAACCGCAGGACGATCCAATGAGTGTAGAGGACTGGGGTGCTACTCTATATCATCTGCTAGGAATTGATCATACTAAACATTTAATAGCTCCAGGAAATAGACCAGTTAAAATTATTGATAATGGCCACATTATAGATAGTCTTATTGCATGAATGGTGTATCTTATGATCGGCATATATGATATTATCATAATAGTATTATTATGTTTTAATATATTATGTTTTATTATAGGATATTTATTTGGTAAAATTAATAATAGTAATTTAAAAGTATTTAGTAAACATCAAAATACAGAAAATTTAGTATTGGAAAATATTAATATAGATGAAGGTAGGGTTGTAACCAAAATCAGTACAGAAGGATACGAAAAAAAATACGAAACCATAGGAACAATCAAAGAGTCAACAG